AAAAGACCTCTATCAGAATCCCAAGAGACCACAGTTGCGGAAATCGTTGTTGAACCATCTGTCCCTAAACCTGATACAGTTTCTCCTACTGTATAATTACCTGTAGCACCTGTTACTATTAATTTTGTGGCAAGAGTTAAAGTTGGTGGAGTTGGACTATCTTCATAATCTTTTCCATATTCTACTACTTTTAATTTTAATACTCTTCCTATTTCTGAACCGTATGGATGTAATGTTGCACCACTTCCACTATTACTTGTAATTGAAGTTGTAGGTAAAGTACTCATACCATACCCACCACTTATAATTCTTATATCAGTTATATCTTCTGTTCCTGTTCCGTGTTCTTGAACAAATTTATCTCCTATATAATGGTCATCTGTTTGTGTAGCGTCTTCTAAAATAATATGGTCATATGTGTTCATACTATATTCTGATACATCTCCTGTTTCTGGAGCAATACTACCATTAACTACCGAAACTTTTGCCGTAGCAGAACCACCTGTATCAAAAGTAAAGTTTACAGTATCGCCTATTGCATAACCATTACCACCACTTCCTACAAATATATCTGTTATAGGTCCTAAACCTACTTCATTAATTTGTATATTAGCGCCGACACCACCAGTAGTTGAAATAGTAACTGTATCATCAGTATTATAAAAACTTCCATCATTTATTATTGATAATACTGAAGGTATAGATGTAGTTGTTAATTTAATGTATATGTCATCTGTATCTGTTTCTGTTCCTCTAATTACTTCATCAGCAACAAAAGTTCCTGTTATTGTATCTTCGTTTAAAATAAATTCAGTTGTATTTACACCACCAATATTAAAAGTACTTACTGCTTCTATAATAGCAGTAGCTTCTGATGTAACACCAGTAATTGTTCTACCTATTAAATCTGTTGGAGTTCCTACTGAAGCAATTGCTCTTAATATTTTTTTACTATCAAACTTTCCGTCTGATACTCTAAGCATTTGTTCTTTAGGATAAATTGTTTCAGAATTTTCATTAAATAACATTTTGAAAAATACTTCGTTTGCTTTTGCTGTTCCTTTTGCTAAATAAACTGAACGAATATTTTTTATAAGTTTTCTTTTATCAATACTTGAATTTAAATTCTCAGGCAATGTTGCCATAAATTCATTTCTAAATTTAGTTAAGAAATTTGAAATTACTTTATCTGGGTCCCTAAAATTTGTAAGTTGTTGAATATTTTGTACAGGATTTGATTGATAGTTATCTAAAGTTGCACTTGCACTTGATGTACCACCTGTTATTATTTCTCCATCAATAAATTTATCTTGTGCTGAAATATAAAGTGTTCCATTTCCTAAATCTTCTGTTAATATAGTTGCTGTTGCATTTGATGTAGCACCTGTTATAGTTTCTCCTTTTTCAAATTTTCCGTATGATGATGATTCTTGTAATATTTTATCACCAACACTATCTTGTGTATTGTTAGAGGAAATATTTGAAGCATTTAATATTAATGCACTTGGAGATAAATCAGTTTCACTTTCTAATAATATACCATCAGTTGTTTGAACACTTGTTAATGAAATTTGTGCCGATTCCATAAAAATATAATATTGTTTTATAAATTCTAAAAATCGTGGATGGTCATGTAAAACAAAACCAGGTGCCTGGTGTTTTATAAGAGTTGATAATTTTTCACTAAATTTTGCCATTAGTAACTAGAGGTTGTTGTATAAGATGTTCCGCCGTCTGATGTGCCACTTGCAAAAGAATCTGTATTAACAGTTACACTTGAATTTGCAACATCTAATTCTAATATTTGGTCTCTTACAGGTATTATATCATTTGAAGATGGATTAACAGTTAATTCAACAACAGTTGAAGAAAGTCCTCTAATATTAGATATTGAAGCAATATTTAATGATGTTAAAATAACTTGACCTGTTGTATAATTAATTGTTCCTTGTGTATTATTCTGATATGTATTTACTCCACTTACTAGATAATATAATCTTATATTACCTTCTCCATCATCATTTAAAAACATTTCATTATCATTGTCCTGTATCTTGAAACCAGTTGATGATAAAATGCCCCCACCACTTACATTATGTCCAGAATGTGGATTATATAATGCATTTCTAAAATAAACATTATATGTTATTGCACTACCTGTTGTGGGTGTAAAATTCTTTCTAATTTTTAAAGTTGTTATGTTTGATAAAATACTTGTATCTGTATCATCTATATCTTGTACTAATTGTGAGTATCTAAACATGCCTTCAAATTTTTGCAAATTAATTGTATTATAATCTGTTAAAGATGTTATTACATTTGATTTTAAAGTATCAGCAGTTTTAGTTGTAGCATTTTCATTATATCTAACATTTGATGTTAAAAGTATAGATGTTGTTTCTGGTGTTACTATAACTGGTGTTACTGAAGCAACATTATATTTTTTTAGATTATTAACAATACTTAGTTTTGTAGCTTCTGTTAATGTTGCACCAGATTTAGGAACAATTCCAATATAAACTTTTCCGTAAACCGGTGTTTCAGCATCCTCTCCACCATATGCGGTTATTGAATCTGCATTAGGATAAAATGTTTGTGTAAGAGTTTCATAATCTTTAACTGTAACTGCTCTATTTTGTGATTGATATTGTAAAGGTGCATTAAATCTAATTGAGTTATTTGATTGAGCAACAGTTCCACCTTGTGCATCCGATACTGTTGCAATTGAAATATCTGTATAACCACCTACTGTTCCACTTAAAGCAAAAGTTGAAGACCCATTAGCTGCACTTCTATTGGTCACAATATATTCTAAAATTATAATATTACCGTCTGATACAGATTTTCCTAAAACACCGTCACCAAAATAAACTTCAAATCTTCCATCATCAGATTCTTGTAAAAAATAAACTTTTGATGTTGAATCTATATCTGCAAGTGTTGTTGATTTAGAATATGTATTAGTTGTAGTATCACTTGATGATTCTTGTACTTTTACTTTTAATGTACTTGTATCTGCTAAATTATTCGGTATAATAAATTTTTGGTCCACATCTGATGAATCAACCGTATATTGATATGATATATAGGTACCTTCGTAAATAGTTACATTAGAAAATTTATAAACACCGTTTGTTGGTGTAGCTGTTATTGCCTCATTTGTTATAAAGCTATATGTAAGAGAACCAATAGTAGTTGTAAATACTGTTCCTTTTGCCATTGTAATAGAAGCAACAGTTGTTTGAACATTATTTACAGTAATATCAATAACTGCTTGTGGTGAAGATACAGAATTAGGAGTATAACCTAATTGTTTTGCTAGTGATACAACATTCTTACGAATATCAGCACTATCTATATATAATTCGTTTGATAACATATTAGCATTGTATGCTAAATAATGTGTATTATATGCCAATAAATCTAATATTATTGACATACCAGAACCTTCAAAATTATAATCTGAAAATTCTGCTTGGTTTTGTAAAAAGGTTTTTAGATTATTTCGTATAGCGTCATAATCCAATTCTGATACATCTAGTCTATTACTTATTGCATTTGCCATCTTATCTTAATCTCTCTAAAAATGTGTCTACCACTACTGGTTCTAGTGTGCCAACAATGTTAAAATTTATTCTACATGAATATGAATTTCTACTATCATCTGCCTCTACTTTAATACTTGTCAATACAATTCTTGGTTCATGTGCCACTAAAAGTTCACCAATTTTTTGTCGCATAAAATGAGTATTTAATTCTGTCATTGGTTCAAATAATAAATTTCTGATACCAGAACCAATTTCAGGATGAAATGGTCTTTCATAATGATTGGTATTAATTAAATTTCTAACACTTCTTTTAATAGCTTCAGCGTCTGTAAGTCTATTGACATCTTTTGTGACCGGATTTAAACCAAAGTCTAAATCTAAGTCTTTAAAAGTACGACTTATTCTATTAGATTCGTTTGTATTTGTAGCGTCCCATTTTGGCATATCGCTAACTATTTATACAAACTATGCTGTTCTTTTCCAGATATGGACAACAATATATGATTGAACAATTGTATGAGCGTCTCCACTACCTGTAAAACTAGTAGGTGTTGCTGGACCATTACCAACGCCACCGTCCCTTACATGTTCCTGATTACCAGCGGCGCCACCTGGTCCTGTACCTGAATCGTTAGAACCTACTGCATGTCTATGTGAAGGTAATTGAGCTTCTGTTAAAGAATGAGTTTTAGAACCACCTGTTTCTTCTGCTGTATCGAAATCTGTATCTGAAGC